GGCGCCGAGACCGACAGAACCGCGCCCCCGGAAGACCATCGCGCGCAAATGCTCGGTCCCGTTCGTGAACAAGCCCTTGATCTCAGATTTGCGCGCTTCCCATGACGGCCCGTCAAGGTTGAAGCCCAGGTTGCGGGCGAACTCGATGACAACCGCGTCGAGATTGCCGTCAGGGACACTCGGCGAAGGCGCGGGCGCAGGCCGGTGCGGCTGCAATCCGCTCTCGCGCGCCCATTTCATCATGTCCTGCGGGGTATTGTATTGGCAGCCTGCGAAGATCGCTCGCGTTGCCCAGCCCAACCCGTCAACGCGGACAAGCTCGGCGATCTGAATGGCGGAGCTTCGGGCGCGGCGATCATTGAATGGCGCCTGATCGAGTTGGTTCTCAGCGATCCAATCGCTGAAGGCTTGGTTAGAGGCGTGCTTTAAGCGGCCCTTTAGCAGGGCTTCGCCATAGGCGATGATCGCATCCTGTTTGGCGGTATGCGCTCGCGCGCTGGTATCCTGCACAAGTCTTTCGTTCGTGCGCCATGCCTCGATCGCGGCGAGCGCGGCGGCGGCTTCTACGTCGTGCATAATCGTTCCTCCAAAATGGGAAAAGGGCGGCCCCGAAGGCCGCCCCCCTCTTGCTCCAACCGGCCCCCTTTAGACGGGCTCCGGCTCCGGCGCGGGAACGGGCGCGGGAATGGTGGAATCCTCAAAACGCGGGAACACATCGTCGCTGCGCGGATCGAGGCGGATGTTGCGCTGGTTCTTGCGCAACGCCCGGAATGCCGCCGCCATCAGCCACACGATCTGATCCAGCTTGAGGACGTTCCGGTGCGCCGGATCGTCCTTGCCAGCCCGCTTGCCAAGCTTGTGCTTAGCGATGCGCCGCTGGAACATCGTGATCGCGTGCTTGTCGGGATGGTTGTCGTCGGCGAGTTCCTCCATGAAATCGTCGGCGACGTCCTGGCCGAAGGCCTCGCGGATCTTCCAATAAGCGAAGACCCCCGCGTGGGGACTGCCGATCGCCGCGAGTGCGGTATCGTGGAGGTCGAGCGCGTCGTGCGCCGCCGTATTGAGATCGGGATGATCGTTCGCATACTCGATCAACTCGATGCGGCCGACGGGGCGCTTCTTCTGCGCGGGATCGCGGAAGAACAAGACGTTGCGCTCGTCGTAGGGGATCGCCAGATCGGTGATAACCTTGCTCAAAAGGTTCGATTCACCGTTGTGGCCCGCCAGTTCGAGAGCGGACCCGGCCGAGCGGGTCTTGCCGAGGTCGATCGTCTTGAACAGATCGTCGGGAAGATCGGTCGTCATCATCATCTGGACCGGCTTGTCGGCCAGGATGATGGCCAAGAGGCGATGCTGGATGTCCTCCATATCGTCCGCTTTGTTGAAGCCGCCGCCCTGGTGGGTGAGCATCCAGCGATCGGCGATGATGTCGAGCGCCAAGCGCGCGGCGTGGCTGTAGGCGATCGGGCGGTTGCGCACGTTGTGCTTGATCAGCAGCTCCCACGCCATTTCGGGCGTGATCGTCACCACAGCAACCCGAAGCGGGCCGATCTGGGTGAACGGCGTCTGGAGGACCTCCTCCAGTGGCCGCCGGGGCTCCACTTTCGCGGCTTCCTTGGCCGCTTCGATGTATTTGGCGAACCCCTTAGAGTTGCCGGACTTCAGATCGTAGCCGAGGTCCGCGTATTTAAACTGTGAATCACGAATAACCATGTAATTTTACTCCCACTTGCGATGACGCTGGCGTCGCTTAGCGAGAGGCTCGGGTCATCCGCAGCGACGCTTAGCATCTGACGTGTACATTTTCAATCGCCTGTTGACAAAAATCTCTCTCAGGTAGGCACCCGCCATCGGTTAGGACTATGATGTTGACATGAAAAGACAACCGGCCAGACACCTCGTGTCCCTCCGTCTCACCGAGGAACAGATCGCTTGGCTCCGCGACGAGTCAGACCGCCAGGACCGCACGATCGGTTGGATCGTGCGCGACATCGTCGAGCAAACGAGGCGCGCCGGAGGGCGACGCCGCGAAAAGACTGCCGCGAGCGCTAACCGGGGGGCTTAGGTGGCAAGCTTGATGAATTTCACCCCTTCCATCGGGGCCGCATAGAAGATCTCGTCATTCCCGGTATTGCTGGCGGTCTTCGTTGTGCGGGTCCATGTCCCAAACGTCGTCGCCTCCATCATCACGGCGGCGCCGAGATCATGACTCACGCTCACCCAGGCGTAGACCTCGCCGATCGCGCGATCGACCGACATCGCGCTGGCGACGAAAACATTGGGATAGGGCCAATCGTTTCGGCCGCTGAAGGTGACGCCGAGCGTCTTGACCTCAATTCGCAGCCTCGGGCCATCCTTCCGGGCGAACAGGTCGCCGCCGTCGATGTACTGCGGGTGCTCGGCCGCGCACGGCGCTTCCTTGGTCGGCGCAATCTCGACCCAGTAGCCGCGCGAGTTGAGCCAGTAGGCGAAAGCAAACACACCCGGTTTCGAGCCGCGCAGGCGCTCGATGAATTTGGCATGTTGGGTAGCACCTTCGACGCCGTGACCTTCTACATGGGTCATTTTCACCTCCCAAACTGCGCCATCGCTGACGCGAGCTGCCAGAGCGCCGTCCAAACGAACGCATTGACCAGAAGCACAATCGCGATCCTCATTGCGGCTCCCTCGGCACCGGCAGCCGCGCCGCCCACCGGGCCGTCAGCGCCGCCCCTTCGACGATGGTCTTGCACTGTTCGAGCACTTCCTGCGCCTCAGATGGCCGCTCCTCGATCATGTACCGCGTCGCGCGGCCGAGAAGCGCGTTCGCCTCCTTCATCCGCTCGCCGATCTGACTGACCGCGCTGTTGTAGTTCGCGTCGCGCCTCATCCGTCGTCGATCTCCAGAGTGGCGATGAAGGCGAGCACGCGCTCCTCGCCCAGGCACATCCATGCTGGATCATTTGTGGCATGAAATGCAAATGCCGCCTTCGCCCGATCGAGATCACCCGTCTCCCGCAGCAAGATCGGCCACAGGACGTCCATATCGACCATTCGCTGCCGATGGCGCCACCACATCACGATCAGCGCCCAGATTCCCACTTAACCCCCCCTTTTAATCCGAAGCCTTTTATGCATGTCACCGATTCCGAACCATGTACGCGACCCAGCCGAGGCAGACCACAATCAGCCCGATTCCCTGGACGAGCGCGGGCAGCGGAAATTGATGAGCATCCACCATGTCGCTTTTTTCTCCCACGATGGAGGTGGACAAATTTGCTAAACCAACCTCGCTTTTCGCATCGGTTTAGCAAATACTCCCCCGGCGGTAGGAACAAACCGGGCCCAAAGGCCACAATCGAGGATCAGATCGGGTACAGGGGCATCGGCGGAAGCGGCGAGGCCATCAGCTCCGCATATTCCTCCATCTGAACCTCCGTCGACTTCTTCAGCAATCCCCGATCGCGCAGCCACTTCAGCGCTTGGCAGATCGAATCGGGGATGTCGTCATGTTTGCCCTTCGGAAACGAAGCGCACTGCGACATCGCCAGCTCGGCCCAGTCCCGAGGCCAGACCGCCCCGTTCGACTGCGTCTGACCTGGGCACCAGATAACCCCCTTGCGCACGCTCCCGTCGGCCTGCTCCTCGCCCCAAAGGTGAGAGAGCGCGTTCGCCCGCGAAACCTTGTCCATGTTCCCAGGATCGATCCGCTGCACCGCAAATTCCTCGTCCCGCGTCAGCCGCTGGACCTCCTGCGCGACCGAGATCCCCGACCCCTTCAGCTCGATCAGGAGCCTGTCGACCTTCAACTTCCGGCACGATTTGATCAGCTCCTCGACCAGCTCGTTCAACGGCAGCCGCCGCTGCCAGCAGGCCATAAGCATGGCTTGCTGCACCCCTTTATGGTTCGTCCAGATCCCGAGCACGGTGAAAGCGCTGTAGTCGTTCTCCTGCTTCTCGCCGAACGCCGGGTCCAGCGAGCCCAAGATCAGGTCCATGTCAGGGTATTGCGATTCGTTGCGCCCATAGGTCACCGCGATCCCGCGATGCCATAGCTCCCAGCCGGTGTACGGAAACACCCCGCCGCCCCGAGGCGAAGGCCGCTGCTGATACTGCCCCGCGTAAGCCCACCGATCCATGTCGCGCTTGAGGTTCTCGACCTCCGGCCGGCCCCAGCGCTGCGGGAACAACAACTCGCCCTCCGAGCGCCGCCAGTCCGAAAACCCGATCGACGTCTCGCAGTGGCGCCCGCTCTCGTACTCCATCGGCAAGACCAGCTGGACGTAGTCGGGCATGAACTCTTGGATCACCCCCGAAATGTCCGCCTCGTGCAGCCGCTGCATCACCACAACGATCGCGCTCTTCGCCTGATCGTTTAGACGGTTCACCGCGCTCTCCCGAAACCGTCGCGTCGCCTTCTCGCGATCGTTCGGGCTCTCCGCCTTCTCCACACTGTGCGGGTCATCCAGAATCAATCGATCGCCGCGCCGACTGGTCAGACTGGAGAACGCAACCCCGTCCCGCGTCCCCGTCAAAGTGTTCTCAAACGACAGCTCCCCGCCCCGCGTCAGCTCAACATGAGGCCAGTGCCGCTGATACCAGTCCGACGTCACCAAAAGCCGCATCTTGCGAACGTCCCGAACGCACGCGCTCTCCGCAAACGACGAGCTGATGTACCGATACGAGGTCAGTCCCTTCGGACCCCATTCCCACGCCGGCCAGAACACGCTCACCAGCAAGCTCTTCGCGCTCCCAGGCGGAACATTGATCAAAAGCCGCGTGATCAGCCCCGCCGTCACCGCTTCAAGGTGCTCGCAAATCGCCTCAACCAAGTTGCCGCTAACAAACGGCATCCTCGGCTCCAAAATCGGCCACGCCGCCTCAACAAAATCAACCAAACTAGTCCGGCACCGCTCCCGAACCGTCGACACGCTCGCCGACGCCTCCATCGACGAGATCCCCAGCTCCCGCCGCATCAGCTCCGCCACTACCGCCTCGTGACTCGGTAGATTCGACTGTTTCCCCATCAATCAAAACCGGATGTCGCGCCAAGGGCCGCAACGCCCTCTCTAACTCAATCAATTGCGCCACACTCAGCCTTGTCAAATCCGGCCCCGCGTCCGCGTCCGGCTTCGGTGGTCCCCAAATCGGCCCACCACGCCGCTCTAACCAAAATTTGTTCATGCTCGCGTCCGCATGACGCCAGTTCCGCTCCGGTCCCCCTACCGCCATCTGAAACGCCGCCTCCGCCACCTCATTCGTCCGCTTCGCTCCCCCCTTCATCATGAAACCCTTGTACTTCCGATACAGCCGCTCCGCACTCAACCCAGTCAGCAAACTGATCTCCTGCGGCGTCAATCCATTTGCCGCCATTTGCTCAACAGACCCCTCCATCTCCCGAGCCTGCTTCTCCCGCTCC